CTATTCTAACTTCATTTTCTTTCCACATAACAAAAAATCCCATAGGTAACTTAAGAGTTTCCCACTTCTTCATCTTTTACCTCATTAGAAATTTGGTTTTTTACATCATCATAAAACTTCTTAATAGGTTCGCATGACATAAAATACTCACAGTCATTATTTAAGTAAGGAGTATTCATAAAAAATGACTGCCTTAATGAACTTGGACACATATATCTATAGCATTGATGTTTCTTAGGACAATCCGTCCCTTCACATTTTGTTATATCCATATTAAAGTAATGGGTTTGTTAATGGTAATGTTACTGTAGGTCTCACATCCGGTGATGTTGTTTGCTCTTCATCAATCAAATCTGATGCTGTACCTTCAGTATGTGCTAATGTAACAGAATACGTACATCCTGTTAGAATTATAGGTAACAGTAATAAAGTAAATCTTCTCATTTTTTCTCCTTTTTCTTACCAAATCCAACTGACCATGGATGGTTCTTAGGTTGTTTTTGAGGCTTCTTTTTATCTAAAAACTGCTGAATATAATTCTTCGCCAAGTTATATCCCCTTGTTGTTTTTTCCTCAAGAGAAAGAATGAATTTAAATAATTAAAATAATTCTTACTGCATTTGTCCCGCCATTTGTTCTTGAGGCTGTTGTTGTTCTGTTTGCATCTTAGATTCTTCTACTTTTTGACTCAATATTTGTGACATTTGAGCCGACTCTGCTTCTTCATTCATTTGTAATTGTTTTTGTCGCTCTTGCATATCTACTATGAATGTGGCTAATTTAACCAATCTATCGTCATCCATATGCTGTAATTCTTTTAATGCTTTTGAATTATCTAAAGCGGCTGATGCTCTTTCATGTATAGCTTGGCTTTGTTTTTCTTTAGCTGATGCTATATCAAGAACGCCTTTGGTGATCTTCTCTTCAGCACTTGCAAAATCATTTTGTGCTTTTGCTTCTAAGCTGCGAGTAAGAATTTGAGCTTGCTGCATTTGAGATTGATGAATCTCTTGCTGCTGTTGTTGGGCCATTTGTGCTTTTTGTTTACTTTCTTCAATGATCTCTTTTTTACCTGTAAGTGTGCTATTCTCAAGAAGATAATGATCTGATATAGCTTCAGGAATGATTTGTTTAAGTTGAATTGCTTGTAAGAATTTAAGCTGTCTTTGTGTAGATGTAAGCTCACCTTCTTCCACAACGCAATTGTATTTGCTAAATGAATTATCAAAGAAGTATTCAGTTGGTTTCTTACCAAGAATTCTTTCTACATGACCTACATCAAAGTTTTTAACGATAAGATCATCGAAAATCTCTCCAAGAATCTTTTGTGAACTATTTACTCTATCAAATACGTTTCTTAAACCTGTTAATCCAGCACCTTGTTTAAGCTTCATAAGTATTCCAGACATTTCTTTTGCACCCATATTCTGCGCAAATAGCTCTTCTGGGCCTACTATATCCATAATCTCTTTTTCAATTGTAGCTATAAGCTCCATCCATCCTTGAGCTACTGGTGGTGGTGGTATTGGGGATACATCTGTTGCTAAATTAGATTGTTGTTTGAAGAATAAGATCTTACCAGGCCCTTGAAAGAATGCATCTTCAGGATTAACCAAAGCATCTTCTTTAACCATTAATCCACTTTGCACTTGAGCATCCATCATATCTAAAAGAATGTTACGACGACGATTCAATTCAACTTGGCTATCACGGATATTTCTAACGAGTCCTTGATATTGATAAGAAAAGTTTTGAATCTCTTTGTTCTGATAACAAACAAAGGGTACAAAAGGGAAACGATCTAATCCATAAGGAGATTTTTCCTCATAAACAACTTGATTGTTAACCAAAACATAAAGCTTAATTGTTGGAACTGTTACAGTTATAATCTTAAGATTAGGATTATATCTTTGCATAATCTGAAACTGCTCTTTAGTTCCTGTCCAATCGATTATCTCACCTGTTGCTTTATCCAACAGTCTTCGTTTCTTCTTATAATCTCTCTTCCAATACTCATAATATGAATACATTCCAGGATTATATTGATACCAGTTCTGAGGCAAAAATGGGAATCTTCCATCTCTTCCAGCATATCCTTTATTCAACGCAGGTATGCTTCCTTTCAAATCTGGGAATAAGCTATTTAATTCTTCTTCATTAATATATTTCCCTGTCCAAATCCATGCACAATCACTCAAATCTTGCTTAGTCCAATTAGGATCCATTATAAATGAAGAGAAGGGTAATCGATCAGTTCGGATAGTCCCATTCACTGGATCTTCTCTGAAATCCATCCAAACACTCATCAAATTCAAACCACAAGTAATCCCACCTGTAAAACATTCACTAATCTTTTCATAGGTTTGATCTTGGTTCATCGCCCAATTAAGAATTTCACTTCTTTGGTCTGCTGTTTCACCTGAATCTGGATCATTATCTCCAGCTGTTATAATCGTAGCTAATCGATTATCTATCTGATAACCTGAAACCATGTTAATGATTCTAAGGATCTTATTGAATTGAAGTTGTCTTTGATTTCTATAGTTTAAATTACCTGTAAATGTACCATTAGCAGCATCTTGTAAACCATATGCCATCTTAGTGTCTCTATCAGCCTCAAATTGCCATTGTTGCCATAAAGCACCAGCACCTCTCCAATGATCGTCTAATTCTCTTGAGATTGGATTTGAGCTACTTGAGATCATACAACTTCCTTTTTAAATTTATTTCTTTACTTTTAAAACAAAAAAAATTAGTTTACATACATCTCGTTAATTGTTCCTTGGTCTCTCAACTATCGCAGGTTGAGAGATTTTCATTCAGTCTCTCTAATTACACTTATTTTATAAGAATTCTGACCTATACAAATCATTTGATCTCCGCATTTATAACAAAATTTCTCATAGTCTTCATCGAAATCTACAAATGTTCTTAAGCAATTCTTACACACGAACCTATATTGTGGTTCAGTAGCCATAATTCTTAAGTCTCATCTCTTTAATCTTATCAGGAGTCATCTTTGATGTGCTCGTTCCTATAGCTTTCATACCTACACAAGCCATTCTAAAAGCATCTGCTCCATGAGAATATCTATCATGCATAGGCTCATCATAATAGACTTTTAAATTGTCATTCCACTTCTTTCTATAAAATTCTAAGCATTTTATTCCAGCAAGACAAGCTTTCTCATTAAAAACACAATTATTAAGCATTGATCTAACTGTGTTTATTCCTTCATCAACACCAAATGCTTGTCCAGTCGGTGTAACTACTGGAATCATTTCGTAGCCAAGTTTCTTTGCTGTATCTAATCTTGTAACACCTGAAGTAAATTCTCTTGAGCGCATATCATGTGGGACAAAATGTGTTCCCCATATTGCTCTATTCTTTAATTTCCAATCATCACAATAACTCAAGTAATGTTCAAGAGATTCATTACTATTCTCATAGTAGTTCAAGAACAATATATTTCCATTATTTAACTGCTGAAAAAACCATATAGAAGTTGAATCTCCAATACCAATATCCCAAGCAGTGCATACAGGAAGATCACTATTAATGTTAACAGAACAAATCCGATCGTCTGAACGAGCAGCTTGAATAAGATTTCCATAGTAAGACCCTTGAGCTCCTCTGCTAAAATCACAAAAGAATTCTTGTTGTATAAAGTCTTCAGGTCTTCCTTGGTCTCTTACTCTTTGAATATCTTGTGGACTATTTATGTTTGTATCATTATTGGTTATAAGGCTTGAAAAAAAAGTATCATCACGCCCACTAGCCGCATAATTATATATATCGTGAAAATGATTTTTCCCATTTGGTGTACTCAAAAATAAAACTGTGCCTTTGTTGTTTATAACACGAGGCTCAATTGTTGCCCAGCTTTCTGGGTCCATATATGCATATTCAGAGACAATTACATGTGTAGGGTTCATACCACGAGCTAATTGTGCGTTCTTTCCATCGATCCCCATTACGCAATAAATAGATCCATTGAATAGCTGTATACGCATTTCTTGGCTATTTTTATACTTGATAAGTTCTGGTGGAAAATGATCGAGATATCCCATTGATTCTCCATCATCTGTCTTGTGAACACTATTCCAAATAGCTTTCTTGCCTTGAGAATATTGTGGAAAGCAATGAAGATAAACAGCTGGTTCTTTAACCATTCTCCAAATGAAATAATTCAAAGCAAAAAGATCCTTTCCAGCTCCCCTATGCCAGCAACATACAACTCTTTTCTTTCCAGCTAACAATGCTTCCCAAGCA